TTTTTCCTGTCTCTTTTTTCTCCTCACGTCAGTTCACCCCACTCCCCTTTATATTCCTTCGGCGCCGCGTCCTGCCACGAACCGTTTCTGTATACCTTCGGCACCGTGTCCTTCCACTCGCCATCCCTGTATATATGCCCGGCCGCTTTTGCCTCGCCGGTGATGGTCAGTACCGGGTATGTATTTCGGCCGCCGTACACAAAACTGGGCGCATTTCTGTTGTGCCGCCAGAGCCAGAGATACCACCGGCCTTTTTTCAGCTTCTTCGCAAAGGTCAGCGTTGCCTCCTGAGTCCCCGAAAATGTGTAGCTCAGTTCCGCCTCCTCCGGTGCCGTTGTTCGCTCTTCCTGCGTCAGCGCAGCGCTGAACGCATAATTCGTTGTACCGGCTTCGTGGCCGCGCCATTTCTGCACTACCGTCAGCTTTTCCAGTGTTCGCGGAATATCCAGCACAATAACCACGTCATGATACCAATAACTGGTTCCGCTGCCGGAATACTGTGTGCCCATGCGGATATATCCACTGGTTTGCAGGGAACCGTTGAGGTATTCCGTGATCTCCGTTGCCTCAAAACCGATTTCTTTGCCCATGCTCATTCCTCCAGGAAGAAGATCTGACCCTCGGCAGGGTTGGCCGGGTACTGTGCCCCGGCAAGAGCGCTGCCGGCAATGAGCGCCGTCAGTTTCACCGTTGCCGGCAGCGTCAGTATAATGTCACCGCTGCCGTCAAAGCTCACGCTTCCACCGGTGTATGTGCCGCTGCTGTCCCGGATGCGCAGCCCTCTGGCTGTTTTCAGCTTTGTAGCCGTTTCCGCATTGCCTGTACATCTTCCGGATGATCCCGTCACATTGCCGCTCACATCGCCCACTATGTTGGCTTTGATACGCCCCGGCAGGGGCAGCGACACATTGGCTGTTCCGTTAAAGCTCTTCGCTGCGCCCTTATTGCTGCCATCTGCGTCCTGAATACTGATGGTGCGTGCCGTCTGCAGCTTCGTGGCCGTGGCAGCATTCCCGGCAGTGCTGCCTGCTACATCGGCTCTTGCCACGCTGCCGTCACCGTCCGGGTCATAAATCGCGGCAATCATGTCGCCGCTGCCGCCCGGGACGCCCCATTCCACACCGTTCTCGCCAATGCGGAGATACTGCCCCGGCACGCCCTCCGCGCCCGGCGCCGGCATCTTCCCAGCCAGTTCCTCCGTTACCGCATCTACGAGGGCGTTGAGTTTTTCCGCCACCAGTTCCCGTACCAGCCGGTCAAAGAGGGCCTTGTTTTCCGCCGCTGTTCCGCTCAGTTTGTCCGGAGCTGCTGTGACCCCCATGCCGGCTATTTCCGCAGTATTTATCTTATATTCACTCAGTGCCATCTTTTCCTCCAATCAGGGCCTTCCAGCTTTCCTCTCCGCAGGCACCGTCGGCTGCCAATCTCGCCCTGTTCTGAAATCTTCGCAGCGCCGTATCCGTATTGCTCCCAAAGTCGCCGTCAGCGCCGTCGGGGCCGCAGGATATGGCCCATTTATGGATCAGCAGCAGCTGCATGCTCAGCACCGCGCCGCCCATGTCGCCCTTTCGCAGCAGCGGCAGCCCCTTTGCCGTTTCCTCTGTTTCCTCCCCCACATACCGCAGCACCACATCCCACGGGTAGTTGTAATAACCCCTCACGCCAATCTCTCCGCCGGTCTGGTCACCACTCTGCCCACCTTTAACGCCACCTTTTTCGTTGATGCTCGCCTGTACCATCTGGCCGTTGCCAATGTAGAGCGCCGTATGGTTTCTCTCGTGCAGCAGCACGTCCCCGCGCTTGAGACTGTTGTCCGTCACGATGGTGAAGCCGTTGCGGAGAAATTCATATTTCATGTTCCCGGTATAGGTCGCCGCCAGGGGCAGTCCCGCTTCCTTAAAAGCCGAGATCACGAAGCTGCTGCAGTCGTAATCCGGGCCCCAGCGCCGCTCCTGATCATATCCGTGGGCCGGATCGTCGGAGATACCCAGTGCCCACTCAATGGCTTTTTCGATAACGCTCATATCACACCTCCGTGCTGAAGCCGTACTTTGCCAGTATGGCCGCCCGTTCCTCGTCCCGGGCCATCTGCTTCATGATGCCCGGTGGGATCATCTCCAGCAGCTTCTTCAAATCCTCCGCCGTCTCTTTGTCGGCTGCCCTCTCCCGGTTATAGGCAAGGATCCGCTTTCTCAGTTCCGGCTTCATTCCGTCACCCCCGAAAGAAGAAGATCCAGCGCTTCCTCCAGTTCCGCTATACGCTCTTCTGTTGTCTGCTCCGCTTCAGTCTGCGGCTCTTCCGGCAGCGGATCGTACACATACTCTCCCTCTGCATAGCGGTAGTCCGCAATGTTTCCCTCCGGCAGAGTTTCCACAAGGGGCTGCTCCGGGGGCGCATACTGCTCATATGTGGCAGACAGGATGCGTCCGTCTTCAGCAATGTTCAGTGCGTACATTCATCCCACCCCCCTTATGCCGTAGATTTTTACTGGAATTATGTTGCCGTTGCTAACACCACCGTCGTAACTGCAATCATAGAATCGAATGGCTCCACCCGGCATTACAAAAGGGCGGTGTCCTATTTTTTGACTGTCGCCCCATCCATAACTAAGGAAACCGCCTCCCCCAACCGGAGCAGTGCATGAGATATGATATGAGACACTGGCGGCAACTTTGGCAATCACCATACAAAGATCATAACTACTCAAATCCACGGGAATCGTCTGATCAGCAAAGCTGCTTGTGGGGCTTGCGTTTTCCCACAGCAAGTCCATGGAATATGCACCTTTGTACTCACCGGTTATCGAATTGTACTGAGAACACGCAGACACTTCAGCCGCATATCCTTTAGGGACATACACCGGTGCCGTTTCCAATGTTCCTTCATATAGGGCTATATGTGCCAGAGCCTTGCCCACCGTAATCACACTATGGATGTTGAACGTGTCATACGATGTTTGAAACTGTATATTCGCCCGACCGGTAGAAACTGTGCCATCAGCGTAATACAATACCCATGTATAAGATTTATTTGAATCAAATACGCCTTTATTAAACCTCTGCGCTATATAGCTTTGCGAATTGTTGAAAATCAGCCCTTCCGGGTCTACCGTAATAGACACGGGGCCATCGTTCAGATAAGCACCAATCCACCTGTCTATAAAGTAGCCGTAGTAGGTACTCTCACTCACGCCTCGCTGGTTCACCGGGTTAGTGAAATCGCTGTTGTCCAGCAGGTTTGTGAGAGCCCCCGGTCCGCGAGGACCCGTGTCCCCCTTCGGCCCGCGGATGTTCATCGGCTCTGGTGCTTCCAGAGAGAAACTGCGCTCCCACGTAATGTCTCCGTTTACGCTTACCGTCGGCCGCCATATATCACGGTTGTCCGGGTCCCCGGTTCTCGGTGCTTCCCAGCTTCTCCCTCCGTCACCGTTTGTGGTAAGTACCCAGCCGCTCGGCCCTTCCGCCGCAGGCTCGGCCACATACCCGCTCAGCTTCTCCCGGATCCATCGCGCCATATCCCGCAGCGCTTCTTCCAGCTGCGCCAGACTTACTGCTTTTTTGCTCATCTCAGCACCCCCCGTAAAGCCTGTTCACAATTCGCCGGCCGCTGCCCGGCACACCGCCGGACAGGTTCCTCTTCGCCTGCTCGTAAAGCTCCAGATAGATCTGTGCGTCCTGCACCAGGTCTGAGCTCAGCACCATGGCAGCCACATAGAAGGGCATGGCCTCGCAGGCGTCCTCCCTCACTTCAAACTCGTAGCTGTCCGGCGTATTTTCACCGATGGTATCCGGCAGTGCGAAGTAGTCCAGCTCCACCGTTTCGTTTTCCCCCAGCACCAGCTCGCCCGCCCGCCATGTGCAGCGCCGCGTGATGTCCTTCCCGCTCTGCCATACCCGGTGTACGGCGAGGAAGTCCCGGGGCATCCGGTGTCTCCCCCCGCCACTCATCTCTATGGTGCGCACGATCTGCGATATCTTCGCCACGTCCTTCTGCGCCGTATCGAAGAAGTCGTTCATCTTTTCCATAAGATCGTCGTCCATGCCGTCTCCGGTGCCGTACTCGTCCAGCAGCTTATAGACTTTCCTCTTTCCTTCTTCCAGCGTCATGCCTCAACATCCTCCTCAAAAATATCCTCCCACACCTTCTCTGTGGAAGCGGCCACCTCTTCGTCCGTGGCCCAGTTGATGCCTTTGTCACCGCTGTAGCTCTGCCCGCTCTTCTTGGCAAAGTTACCCACCACAAAGTGCTTGGTGATCTGGTATACGCCAAAGCCCTCGTCCACCTCTGCGTTTCGGATGATGACCTGCAGGCGTTTGTAGTTTTTTATCTTCTTCTGGAAGAAGATCTCCTGGGGACCGTCGTCGCTGTTGAAGGTGAATCGGGAGAAGTCGATGTCCTCCCAGTCGAAGATGTCCATAACATCCCGGGCCACGGCCTGTTCGCCGCCCCCGCTCTTATCCGTGCGGAAATACACCGTGCCGCTGGACCGGCTCATGGGCTTGAGCGTTACACAGCAGCCCCTTTTCAGCAGGGTCTTGAAGTAGCTGGGTGTACCGTCGTCATCGTACTTGGTGGCCCACACGGCGCTGATGGCCGCGCCGTCATCGCTGTAGCGCCCGGAGACAATGTCGCTGTTGAGCTTGCAGATGCGTCCGTCGGCAGTACCGAAGTACAGCCACTCGTCCTCGCTTTTTTCCACTTTCAGCCATACCTGTGCCGGCACGTTCTCCCAGTAGTACGCTTCGTACACAAAGTCGCCCATGGCCGCGCTGCGGTAGCTCTTCTCCTGACGCCCGTCCAGCACGTAGACGTGTCCCGATGGCAGTGAGAGCAGATACAGCCCGTTCCACACAACCGCCTCCGCATCACTGAGAGACATTTCCTTCACAAGACGCGGATTCAGAAAGAAGCTGCGGTTCTGTGTCACGCGGCTTCCGCTCATGTCCGAGACGGAAATGCCGTAAACGCCGGTGCCGCTGAGAAACAGCGGATCGTCCAGAAGGCTTGCAAAGCTGCCCTGTGCCACAGCACCCACACCGCTCATAGCCGCCTGAGTAGTGAATGCCGCCCGGCCGTCATCGCCGAGCTTTCCGCTGCGGAGATACACCGTCGGCTCCTGCCCGTTGTCGCTCTTGACAATTGCCTGGTAACTGCCTACCCGCGCGTAGCCCTGTATGGCTGTGTCCTCGCTGCCCAGCACAGCATAGCCTCTGTCCGGGAAGTAAGTGGGCTCGTTGTAGCCCGAGATCCAGTCCAGATTGGGAAAATCCGGATTTCCGCTCAGCACCAGCCGGTCATCGCCGGAGAGGCCGTAGCTGCTGATAATGCTGCACTTATTGATTCTGTCTGCGTACCCCGCCACCGTGTGGCTGTACTCGATCACAAGCCCGTCCGCATTTCCCGCGTCCGGGGCCGCCGGTGCAGCCGTAAATGTAACCGTATCTCCCGCAACGGTGAAATTTGAAACCTCCGCGCCCCATACCCATGCTCTTACCGTGCTGTCCGCGTCAATGCTGCCACTCAGCTTGAAGGCCGTGGCGCTGCCGTCGGTCTGGAAACTCTCCTTTCGACGCGGCGTCAGGAGATTCACCTCCTCCAACAGTTCTCCGCCGCCGGAGGGCAGGCGGGTGATCAGAACTGTCGGCACGTAGCACTCGATCTCCGTCACCCGTCTGGCCCGTGTCCCGTCATATCGGATCAGGCCCTTGCCGTCCGCGATCCATATTTCCCCCTTCAGATAGGCGCTGCGGCTTTTCTGCTCTGCCAGTCCCTCCAGCAGCAGCACCGGCGCCGCTGCTGTCTCGTCCCAGGTGTAGAGCTTCGTCCCCGCGTGGACCAGCCGTCGGGTCTCCCCGTCGAAGGTGCCGGCGAAGAGCCCATGGATGCTCTCCCCCAGTCTGTGCAGCACCCGCCATCCCCAGCGTTTCTCCGGCATACCCCCGGCATCCGCTACGATGTTGGTGCAAAGGGGACTGCGGTTTCTGGCCACAAGACTGGGATCTGTGGAAAAGTCCGCACCTCGGAAGCTTTTATATACGGTAGTCCGTATGCCGACGCCGCTTCTCTTTGCCATGGCGGCATTACTCCAGAATCAGCAGGCGCACATCCGCCTGGGCCGTGGCCGTCAGGGACAGCTGGCGGGCGCACAGAGGCAGATCCAGACGGCTGCCGGGAGCCAGTGCGTAGCCGTTTTCTGCGCTGCAGTCGATGTTGTCGGCATCCTTATCGCGGAAATACACTGTGGCCGTGTCGGAATTGTTCTCGATAAGAAAGGCCTGGCAGCAGAGTTCCTCTTCCACCGCCGCCGTACCGACACTGAGCTTCTTCACCTTTTCAATTTTATAGATCATGGCTCCTCCTTCACGTCAGCGCCCCGATAAGGGCATTGAATTTATCCTTCAGCTCATTGAGCAGCTCCACGCAGCCGCGGAATTCCTCGGCGTCGGGGCTGCAGCCGGCGGTAAACACCGCGTCGTTTTTCTGGCACTGGCAAAGGGCCACGCTCTCATCGTTGAGCTGCAGTTTGCCCTCCACCTCCAGATCACCCACGAGGGTATAGTCAAAATTCATTGCTTCGCTCCTTTCTTATTTTACATCCCCACTGCCTCGCAGAGTTTGCGGTCCGCAGACCGCAAAAAGGATGCAATCATTTTCAGCGGCAGCATGTATGTCGATGAAAATACTTATCGGCCTGCAAACGTGCGAGCCTATGCGAGTGCGCTGCAGCAGGCCGCATCCCAACTCAAACGGAAACCGCATCCGCGGTTTCCGTTTGAAGCGCCAATGCGCTTCTTAGTTGGGGTTGCCGAAAATGATCATGCGGGCATCGCCCCAGCCCACACCAAAGTCGGCATAGGCGGTGTAGAGATCCTTCAGGGGGTTATCCTGAGGGGACTCCATCACCGTGGGACGGGTGTTGTAGACGATGTTCACCAGCTGCTTCATAAGTCTGCGGTCGCAGACGGCCCACTGCTTGGGACCGAAGCCGTCGCTGCCGCCGCCCATAACCAGATAGCGCATACCGGCCACAGGGTTTGCGGCGTTGAGCTCGCTCTCGGGATCGGCGCTGGGAGTGAGGCGGGAATTTTCGCCGAAGAGACGCTTCGCCTTCTCCTCCAGCTCGGGGGAGATGAGAACGGTGTCAAAGTCGCAGAGGAAGGGCAGGCCGTCGGGCGTGACAAAGTGGTTGGCGCGGGCCTGAGCCGCAGTAATGGCGCTGACAGAGAAGGCATCGGTGGTCACGTTGGAATAGGTGCCGGCCTCGGGATCAGGGGTGAAGACACGGCCGCTGCTGCCGATAGAGGCCACGGGATGGGCATCGCTGGCCCACGAGACGCCGTCACCGCCCCTTTTGTCGGCATTCCAGGCATTGGCAAACATACGCAGAACGTGGAGATAAACGGTCAGGGCCATGCTGTCGCCCAGCTTGGTGCCCACCTTGGCCGTCTCGCCCAGCTTGTCGATCTTGGCCTCCTTGTAGCCCACGGGAATGGAGATGGTGTACTCCACAGGGGTGATCACGGTCTTGAAACCGCGGTGGAGGCTGCCCTCGTTGAGATTGTCGCCGTCATAGACGGGGGCCTCGCCGTAGCCGCCGGAGCCGGTGAGCTCGTAGTCAATACTACGGGCGTTTACCTCGCCCACCACAGGGGAGAGCTTGTTGAGGCGGTCGGCATAGGCAAAGTCAAAGGCCTTGCCCACAAACTTGTAGTTATCGGTTTTCCATGCAGAAAAAGTGCTCATATTCTTCCTCCTTAAAAATAATTGCCTCGCAGAGTTTCGCCGCGCGCACGCGGCGAAAAGAGATGAAATCATTCTCTCCGGGGACATGAGCCTCGGAAAGAATTCCGCTCGGCCTGCAAACGTGCGAGCCTAAGCGAGTGCGCTGCAGCAGGCCGCCATCTCTCCTCAAACGGAAAGCGCAAAACGTTTTCCGTTTGAAGCGCGTTATCGCGCCAGATATTCTTTTGCGCTCATACGCATACCGGGAAAGGCCCGGTTCCATTCGCTGAGACTCGCTTCCTGAGCGCGGCTCAGCCCGCTGGCCGCCTGACCGCTGCCGCCTCCGGTGCTGCGGCTGCGCTTTGCCTCAGCCTTCACCCGGGCGCTCTCCTCGGCCGCCTGCGTACAGCTCAGGTAGTCCTCATAGAGGGCGGCCGCCGGCTCCTTGTAAAGACGGCTGCCGCAG